AAAGTGCCAGTATCCAAACGAAATTCATACATTTGGAATCATAATAAACGTTTTAGAAAGTATCTTTGAAACCAGTGGTATAAACTGAAACTTAATGTTCTATTTTTTCGATCGGAAGTTTATATTCTAGGTAAAAGTTTTTTACTTTTTCAGTTTTAACTGAATCTGGAAGTTCTGAGAATGGACGAATTGTTCCATTCTTTTTAATTCTGGTCTTACAATAATTTATCCAGAATTCTTCTTCGTCTCCAATGTCTGTTTTAAAATTGTTCTGTTGTGTTTTTATCACAAGATAGTCCCAAGCCTTTATGAGCATATTAGGATTTAATGGTTTTCCTTTCCAAAAAGAATCTTTCATATAAGCGTTCATTTTCAATTTTACGTAATCAATATCGTTTTCCGACATTCGAAGGATTTGTTCTAAGTGATAGAGATTGTTAAACATAGACATTCGATTTCCATAATTCTTTTCACAATTCTCTTACGAAATACTTTGATTCTTTCTTCTTACGGAATCGACGTCGCTTTCAAAACAGGAGAAGCCATAAAAGTTCAATTCGCTAAGGGAGCTTAAGAATGCTGTCTAACGCGATTGAGATGAAAGATAGAATCATAAACGAATTAGGATTCACCGGTTTAAGAGAGTTCGCAAAAGAAAACGACCTTACCTTTCAAGAAGTCTACGAAACATTTTATGGAAACAGTATATACCAAAACGTTTTGCTAACACTTCAAAAAAACGGAATCCGATACGAGTTTCCAAGGAGGAAACAATGAGTTATTACTACCTTCAGCCTCCCTTACTTCATTATCGAAAAAAGACGATCTTTACCCGGATCTTTGGTTTTTTAAAGAAGGAAGTAAAATGAAAAACTTTGTACTTAAAAAACCTAAGTTGCAAAAGGAAGATTTGAAAGAATTTTCAAATTTCTATATTTACGGTCGTACAAAATTAAGACCGATGAAAGAAGAATTTGAATCTATCTTTCAGGAAGTCTTAAAAGATTACGGAGTCAAACTTGATCCGTATGCTTTTGCAAGATTAGTAGCTTTTCGTTATATAACTCGTGGACCCGGAACGAGTATCGCTAATTTTAAAAGTTGGACCGGAAGTTTTATATTTCCGGAACCTATTGCCTCATGAAAAGAAAAGCATTCAGGGGGATGCTTTATTAGAACTTTTGAAAGTGTTTTTGGAAAATCCGGGACTTTCTTTTAGCCGCAAGGTTCTTCAAAAAAAGATCAGTAAAACGGTTCGGACTACCAATTACAACTTAAACCGACTCATGAAAAGCGGAATCATCCGTAGAGAAGGATCTATTCTTTATACTCTATCGGAGCGTTATTATTTAAAATTCGTTAACAACGGAGGAAAACGAATATGAAAAAGGGTAAAAAGGAAGCCCTTAAAAAATTCAAGGAAGATGAGCATCTATTCGAAGAGGAACTCCCAACTCATTCAAAGAATAGTTTTGTTCAAATCAACACACGAAAATATCTACAAGCAAGTATAGAAGAAAAGGCGTCTCGTCTATCGGCAGTGATGAACACAATGGCATCTTCTGCAATTCGGATCGCTCTTGGATTTGCTGAAATCCGGGACAGTGAACTCTTTTTAGCAGCCGGTTGTAAGTCGATGGAAGACTTCAGCTCAAAGTTTCTAAGATACGGTTCCAATGAAACAAATTCTATTTTAGACGTCTATTCCCTTGTAGTTTCAAACGAGCAAAACTACGAATTCCTCGCTTCTGCTTCGCTTAACAATTTAATCAGACTTGCTGATTCCCTTAAGGTTAAAGAGGCCAAGTATATAGGTTGCGGACTTGTGATTACTCCCGATGGAAAACGCCGCGAATATAAAGAGTTTATGCAAGAAGTTGAAAGTAATGAAGAGGAATTAAAGCGAATTACAGAAGAGAAAGAAGAACTCGAACGGAAGCTTTTAGATTCGGAAGGGAATATAGAAACTCTTCAACGCCAAAATAACGAGATGAGAAATAAGGTAGAGGAATTTATACAAAATTCTTCCACCTCGGGAAATGCGATTAAGATTTTAGATCATGGACAAAACATGATCAATGCAGCCGTAAAAAAGATCCTTAGCATTCCCGAAATGGAAAGGTCGCAAGATTTGGTTCCGACGATTGAGTTCATTCTTTCAACGCTGGATACTGCATATAAAAAAATATCCGATCAATACGATATACAAATTACAGCTCATGGCCTTTCCACTGGAAGACCAATCAGAGACATACAAGTCGAGGCCACAGTCGCTTCAACCGATCAGGAAATAGTACAAAAACGAGCGCAAATAGAAGGCCCAAAAAAGAAGAAGGGGAAAAAATCATGAAAGTATTAGATTTTTCTCAATTAGGCGAAGTCTTTTTACAATGGCAACAAGCTACAAGTCGCTTTGAAAAAGGTGCAATCATTCAAAAAGCATGTACGCTTTTCGGGCTTTCTGAACCAGCTCTTAGAAATCGGTTGAATCAACTTAAATCAGGAGAGCAGAAACTTTTAGCTATTGCAGGCCAAGAGAATCGTAAAAGTAAACGAAGGCTCTCCGAGGTTGAAGAGACCCAAAGGCACGAAGATATTATTCGGATTATGGCTTGTAAATATGATGTTGCAGGTTCAACCCCAATATCAACAGAACACGCTATTATGAAAGCTGAAAACATCGGTTGGATTGAAAGCGGAAAATATAAAAATCGATTCTTAGTTGAAAGAGAAGCAAGGCGACTTGGATTGGATAAGGATTCTATGAATCGAAGAGTAGCGTGTGTTACTTGGAAGGTTGAACGTCCTTTTCAAGTCGTTATGGTCGATGCTACTCCAGCGCAATGTGTATATTTGAATGCAAAAGGAAAAGCTTCCTATCGTCCCGATCTTCGTCCTGAAGATCGACATTTCTATGAGGATCTTGAAAAATATAAACTAAAGAGAATTATCATCTATTGTTTGGCAGATGTTTTTTCAGGTTCATTTTTTTGTTATGCGGATGCACCTGATCCAAAAGGTGCAACTTCCACATTTGGTGGAGAAAATGCACAAGGGTATCTAACGTTATTTAGATACGCATTTTTGGAAAAAGACCCAGCTCTAATTCCAATACCGGGAATCAGTCATTTAATGAGTAACGATCATATTCCTGTGCGAGGATTACCGGAAACAGTTTATGGAGATAACCATAGTGCATTGAAAACGTTAAAACCCACCTTAGAAAGACTTGGTAGCGGCTATGAAAAGCATTTTCCCGGTAACCCCAGAGCAAAAGGTTATGTGGAAGCAAGAAATGGCTGGTTAAAGAGAATCCAAGCATTTACAAACCAGCGACTCATTCAAGATGTAGAACAGTTCAATGAATTTCTTTATCGTTGGATGGTTTCCCACAATCATAAACAAGGATATTATAAAAAGTTTATTGAAGGAACTAAAAGTTACCCAGTCCAGGCTGTAACCGCAAAGAATCTTGAAGACGCTCTAGTCAGTTATTTTGAAAGAGAAGTAAGCGAATATGGAACAGTATCCATCAAGAAGCAAGATTACTTTGTTGGAAGTTTTGATACCGTAGGTCGAAGGATAACGATTTTCCCACAACGAGACGGATACTATGCGGAAGTTTCCGGTAAGATGATAAAGCTTGATCCAGAAGGTAAAATACAAAGAGAAGAAGGTTCTTATGAGAATATGGATAATCGTCATGCTTTCTCGGAAACTGAAACTGAAAAAGAAAAGTATAGAAAAGCGGTTCGGAAGAAGTCCCAAGAAGCAAAGAACTTAACTACATTCCAAGACATTGTTCCTTCTTTACCAGAAACTAAAGTTGGAATGAAACCTAGAATGAAGCCGGCGATGAAAACGCACACACCTCTAGCACCGGAAGTAATCCGATCGATTATCGAAGCAGAGGAATATCTGGAAGAACAAATCGGATCAAAACTGGATCAACTCAAAAGCGAAGTCAGAGAAGCAATCAAAACCGTTTTAGAATCCGAATTGGAAGAATTCGGATGTATCCACGGCAAAACTCTAATGGATCTTTCAAATACTTTAAAACCTGGAAGTAAATTAAAATGAAATCAGCTACATTTACAGACACAAACAGTACTTTAAAAATTCTATCAACCTCCCGTAAATCCGTTAAGTTGAATAGTTGGCTTGTGATTTTAGGAGATACAGGTTCTGGAAAAACCTTTTTGCTCAATCAACTATTGGAATCTTTGGAAGGTAAGAATACACAAGATAATAGCAATATAGAAAATGATGAATCGAGCGATATAAAAAAGAATAAAACACGTTATATTTTCATTCAAATTGGTAAATTATTTTCTACCAGTAGAATCAGCATAACACAGATTATGCGTTCAATCATTGAAGAAATTTTACCCGGGCAACATATTCCCGGTAGTGCAACCGGAAAACAAAAGATGTTAAAGGAAGCTCTAACGTATGCCGGTAAAACTTCTCGGAAAGTAATTCTTTTAATCGATAATGCTCATTATTTAGATCAAAGAATGCTTCGGGATCTAAAGGATATTCATGAATTTTCATACGGAGGGCTCGATTCTCTTTTTTCAATCATCATGTTTGCAAGAACTGATTATAAATTCGAATCATTACTCAATGCTCCTGAATTCGACATTCAAACACAAAGAGTTTATATTCAAAATTTACCGAAGCCCGATATATTAGAATTTTCGAAACAAGCCTTTGGTCTTAGGTTTTCTTCCGGAAAAGACGGAGAGCGTGCAAAAAGTCTTTTTCTTACCCATGTCTATCCTTTAAATCCAGGAGGTATCAAAGCTTTAGTGAATCGAATGTACCTTACTCTAAATAAGTTCGACGGATTGGTGACTACGGATCGAATTTCACAAGTAGTCAATACGGATATGTTGTCTACCTTGAAAAAATACCGTATCTCTATCGGAGAAGTCAGGAAGGCAGTGGCAAATAGCGCAGGTAAGAATCTTACAGATGATCAAATATCTAAAGCCCTT